CGAGCCGCTGCGGATGCGGCCTGCTGCTGCATCTTCTGAAGTTCGATCAGCATATCACCCTGATCTTCCTCAGTCTTACGCTGCAAATCTTTCTCTTTCAGAGCCAACTCTTGCATACGGATCTGGACCAGTGGGTCGCTCATCGGATCGTTGCCAACTGGAAGTAGCCCTGGAAGTATCTCTGCCATGATCTTTTCCATCTGCAGCGAGATTAACTTCTCCATCTGCCCCGGATCTTGCATATCCTGCTGAACCTGCGCGATTTGCTGCTGCGCCGCTACCGGATCGATAGCTCCGCTCTGAGCCGCCAACTGTGCCTGTCCAATAATCCCTTCGATCTCCGCCATAACCATTAGGCGAGACTTCTGAGAAACGTGCTCCATAACGTGGGAGTAGAACGTGCCCATGACTTGAGGCGATGTAGACACCAAAGGAGTCTTCATGAACGCCATGTGCATACGGATATGAGCGTCGTGGTCCTGCTCTGGGAACGTATTCAGAATCTCTCCCATCAGCGCCCGAGCATTCTCAATCGCTGGATCCAGCGGCTGCGGCTGCGGAGGTGGTGGTAGAATCTCATCAATGTTCTGGACCTCAAGGGCCTGATACATTCTGCGATACGCCGCGTTCAAGTTGTGCAACTGAGGGTTGGACTGAGCCAACTGCAACTGCGTCTGAGCCAGAGTAACCCGCTGTGCCATCGAGAAGATGTTCGGGTCACTGACCGGAATAACATCCACACGCCCGTCAAAGTCCTCGGCCATAACCATACGGTCACCGCCGACAACGTCGTAAGGATACCCATCTGCGGGCATGTTGTCCCTAAAGATCCGAGCTAGAACACGAAACTCCTGACGCTGTGCGTAATGCAGCCGCTTGTGGATAGCAGACATAACTTTCATGCCGCGTTCCAACATAGCCACTGTAGTCCCCACAGGAGCCGCTGCGTTGCCATCTCCTGTTTGTTGGTCTGCCAGTGACACAAAACGTCTTCCGCCCTCTATGAGGGCTCCTAGAAGCTGTGCGAGGGTGGCTGAAGGCTCTTTGTACGGAAGCGGAATGATTGCGTCCCTGATGTTGCCACCAGGAGCGTCAATATCCCGCCATTCTCCGGGTTGTAAGGGTTCGTCGTCATTACGAACCCTTACGCCCCGAGCCTTGAACCCAGCTGGGAGGTTTGCCAAGGTTCCGGCGTCGATCAACTGGCGAAGAATACTCGTAGCTGCGCGGCCCAATCCACCAATCATGTGGATCAAACCAAAGCCATAGAACCCTAAACCAGGCATAAACTTGTAGTGTACGAAGTACTGCATCTTCTTAGAGATGCCCGTGCCCTCTTCGAAGTTACGGCGGATGGACAGGATATTCCCTGATCCCTCGTCCAGAGTAACAATGTACGGAATCGCAATACCTGTTGGCTCCCCATCAGGAGCCATGTCCTCAAAGCCCTCGATGTCCAAGTCAACATGCATCTCAAGGATCGTGTACACTTCGTCCGAGTAAGTGCGAGACGTGCCTTGAAGCTCGTCTACCTTCTCGCGGACCTCGTCCTCTTGGTTGTACTTGCTTAACTCTACGTCACGGTAGAATCCAGCTAACTGCATCTTGCGGATGTCGTTGCCGTCCATGCGTAGAACGTGCGTAACACGCGAAGCTGTAGCCAGATCGGACGCGGCATACGGCACAACCAAATCTTGAGCCGGAACGAACTTAGAAACCGCCCGCTGTTTAGACTCGTCAAAGTAAACTTTCTTAAACGTAGACCCCGAAAGCGGTAAATAGAACAGAAGCTGATCCATATCAGGGTCGAACTCTTCCATAACTTCCATGATCTGGTAGTTCATGAAGTCTTTTACACGAGCCGCCTGCTCTTCACGGGCCACGTCCTGCAAACCCAAGACCTGAGTCTTGACTGGGCCACCCGATGGCAGCAACTCTTTGTACGCTTGTGCTTGGAACTGAGTGACACTCTCGGCAATCAACGGGTGAGTTACCCCCGATGCCCCTTGGAACGGCTGTGTGCGCTCGTCGTACTTAACGCCAAGCTGATCTAAGCCTTGTGTGTATGTCTCTTCCCACTCCGAACGAGACTCCATATCGTCTTCGTATGATGCGCGTAGGTCTGAGGAGATCTCTCCAAGATACCCGTCGTCCAAATATTCGGCCAAGTTCGCGCTATGAGGAATCTGCTCCTCCGCTTCTTCGCCCTGCATAGCCTCGACTAAGGCTTGGATAATCGCGCCGCCTTGACCGTCCTCGGTAATCTCCGCTCCGCCTGCGAAATCTTCTACTTGCGGGACCGAAACATCAACAGAGGCCTCTGTAGGAGCCATATCTTCGGAGGATATTCCAGAATCTAAAAGTGGTGGCAAAGCCATTAGTAATACTCCCGCTTGCGGCGATACTCGTTTTCGTCGTCGCCCTCACCGTGAAGCGATATAAACCCGCCTTGGCGAAAACGCATTAGTGCTAAAGTCATGCTATCACAAAAATCATCGTGGTCGCCATTGGGAAATGATACAACTTCTTCGATGACTTCGTCCGCAAACTTCTTATCACTTGGGGCCCAGACTACACCAGCCTCGAACAATGGCGCAACCATGTGCATTCTGGTCACTTTATCACGTCCTTTGCCCGGTGAGAAGCCCAGCGCAGGAATCCCGCGGAGCCGCAACTCGTCAATAAGCGGTGTACCCGTCGCTTTTGCTTCGACCAGCACCATATCCGGCTCCCAATACTCATGTTCCTCAAACGCTTTTTCCTTCAATTCAGGAAAGTTCCACCGACCGCGCTGCGCATCCATCAAAATGATGTTGTCAGGCCCACCTTCCTCGGGCGTAAAGATGCCCCAGGTAGTAATCGCGCTGTAATCCGCCGTCTCCTTCTTAGAAAACGCCGTATCATAAGACTGAAGAATGTACTTGACAGGGGGAATCTCTTCTTTCTCCCAGCCCTGCCACCAATCGCGCTTGATAATCGCAGATTCCGACGCTGTCGGCTGCTGTTGCCACTGCGCATTCCACTTTCCGACAGGCAAAGACGCCTTAATCGAAAGCAAAGCGTCCTTATCCCAGAACTCAGGCCACAAAGGCTTGTCACTCGGCAAGATTGCAGGAAATTCTACGACCTCCCACTGGTCAGACATGGTATCACTGCCCTGCTGGGCCAATAATCTGCCTGTCAAGTCTTTTTTACCCCATCGAGTCATTACCAAAATGATGGTTCCGCCCGGTTGGAGACGCTGACGAGGCCCAGAAGTATACCATTCGTAGGCATTGTCGAAGGCAGACTCGCTTAACGCATCTTGTTCCGAATGAGGGTCGTCAATGATAAGTAAATCTGCACCGCGGCCAGTAATAGCTGCGCCCACACCTGCAGCAAAGTACTCTGCACCCGCTGTAGTGCCCCACTTACCCGCGCCTTTATTGTCTTCCTTGAGGTTCGTGTCTGGAAAAATCTCTTTATACGCTGGATCATCGATCAAATCCCTTACTTTACGGCCAAAACGCACCGCCAACTCAGTGTTGTGCGTAGCCTGGATGATTTTTAACTTCGGATTACGGCCCAAAAACCAAGCTGGCATCAAAAAACTTGCAAACTCCGACTTCGAATGTCGAGGCGGCATGTTAATTATCAATCGCTTGAGTTCTCCTCGCGCAACACGTTCAAGTTTTTCAGCGATTATCCGGTGATGACGGCCCTCGATGAAGTTTTCGTACACATGATGCGCAAACGGCATGAACTTTTCACTTGCCTCTTCCCGCAAATCAAGCCGCTTCTTGGCCTCGGTTAAGGCCAAGATCTCTTTTAGAGCTTCTTCGGGTAGCGCCTGTAGATTCATCAGGTTCTAACCGTAGGGCGGCGACGTTCTGTACGAGATGTTGTACGAGTCTTGCGCTTCTGACCGGGGCCCTTGGTTCCGCTGGAGAGTCTGGCCGTGCCACCCGTGTACCCTCGACCTTGGTCCCTGATAAATCTGCCGCCACGTTGGATAGAGGATCTCGCCGTGATGATCTTCTGACACATTGGGCCAGCATCAGTCTCGATCTGCGTGTAACCTTCAGGGCACTCAATTTCCTCTTCTCCATCGTCATTGAAGCTCGTCATCGGAGGAACAAAGATATCAGGAACGTCTGGGTCAACTTCGACTACGGGGTCAACTACTGGGTCAACTTCGACTTCAACTTCTTTCTCGTCCTCATCATACGGGTCAACTTCGATTTCAACTTCGGTCTCTTTCTCGGTTTCGGGCTCTTCCTCGACCTCAACCTCGACCTCTTCCTCGGTCTCTTTCTCGACCTCTTCCTCGGTCTCTTTCTCAACTTCCTTCTCGACCTCTTCCTCGGTCTCTTTCTCGATTTCCTTCTCGACCTCTTCCTCTTCCTCTACTTCTACTTCCTTCTCAACTTCCTTCTCAACTTCCTTCTCAACCTCTTCCTCGGTCTCGACCTCAGTTTCCTTCTCGACTTCCTTCTCGGCTTCTTCTTCGATCTCGACCTCGGACTCCTTCTCGGACTTCTTCTCGACCTCGGTCTCGTTCTCTTGGTTGACCAGAACCTCTGCGCTGCCGTCCTTGTTTAAGGTGACTGCGGATTCAGCCAGAGATGTATTGTACGCGGCTTCCGACGCGGCCTCTGCCTCAGAGCTACTTCCTGTGTTGGTCAGTGTCTCCGTGTACGCCACTTCCCCTGCCTTGATCGCGTCCGCGTTCGCAGCCGCTTGTTCGTTAGACACTTCAGTGAAGGTGTTATCTGCGCCTATTTTGTTGTCTATAACTAAGTCCGCTGCTTTAAGCGCGTCATCCGCTGCCTTGGCTTCTGCTGCCTTGGCAACAAGATCCTCGTTCGACAATGCGCTCTTATCCGTAGTCGTGACTTCGTCAAACACCGCAATCGCGTTGGCAAGATCTTCTCCTTGATCCACAACCGTAGTCCGGCCCGTCGCGTTGTTAACCAGTGTAGTTGTGCCATCGGCGTTTGGATTTACACTGATATTACTTCCGCCGCCAATTCCCGTTGCGTTGTCGATGAGATCGGAAGGTGTCACCGATTTCTCGTTAAGAGTAAACGTCTGACCACCAAGAGTACCTGTATTGGCGTTGTTAACCATTGAGCTAAGTTCTTCAAAACTTAAACCCGTCGCGTCAGCCAAGTTGTTTATCACGCTGGTCTCAATACCACCGTCTCCAATGAACGCGCCATTTTCACTAGCAAGACTGTTAATAATCTCTTGCGCAGCCATTACGTCCATAGAAGACGTTTCGGTTAAGGTGTTGTCCGAGCCCGCTTGTCCCGCAGCTATAAGTGGCGCATCGTCGTAAGAACTTGGCACCGTGGATGCCGCAGGCTGGCCTGCTGTGGCAGACTTAGATGTGTCGAGAACATTTGCGTTACTACCAACTCCCGAAGAAATCGCAGCGCCACCGCCAATACCAAGACCTAAAATACCCCCAACCAAGGCTTCCCCAGACATGTCTTGTAAATTTGGGTTAACAGACAGACCGCCCGCGTTACTCTGGAGAGCCGACTCTAACACGCCCGTTTCAAGAAAACCTTCCTCTAATGCTTCCGCGGCACCACTTGTCGCGATACCCGCAAGATTTGGTTTAAGTAGAACTGCAGGAGTCATCGCCGTGGTCGCCGCACCAAGAGCCGCGAGTGGAATCAAACCTTGAGACACCTGATTTTCCAAGGTGTTTTTTACTCGAGCGGCTTTATCCGCGTCACTTAACGCCGCAAAGGCGGGATCGTTCATAGAGTTTGACATTACCTTCTGGTACTCAGGGTTGAACTGTATAGATCCGTCGGCAAACGCAGCATCAATAACCTGATTCGCCGAAGTTTGACCTTCACCCATAGCCATCGTTGCGCCGAGAGCCATGCCCGCGGGCAAGTTAGCCATACTCGTAAGAACAGTTGCAACCGCACCCGGTGAACTTAATGCTAGATTTGCAAGAAGTGCATCTGTGTTTACACCTGTGAAATTCGTCTTATCCGTGCTCTCACCCAACGCCGAAGCAAAGCCAGGGTCCACTTGCCCCTCTTCATACCCGTATTTCTGAGGAAAATTAATAATGTCAGAAGCCAGAGCATCTTTAGTCTCTTGCGGCAGCTTCGCTATATTGTCCGACATCTCTTGGTACTGACCCGCGCTGTAGTTCGACAAAACATTCTCGAGGGCTGTTTTCTCCGTAGCTACTGGAAGAGTTACTGGAACAGTAAACTTATCATAAATACTCGTGTCGCCCGTGCGATTAACATAAAGCTCATCGATTAAACGATCCAAACCGCTGCGGTCATCAACCCCCGCTGCGGTGGCTACAAACTCAGGGTTCACGACGCGCTCACCGATAAGTCCAAGATCTTTACCCGTGTCTAAAACCGTGCTTACACCTGCTTCCAGACCGGAACCAATCAACGCAGGAGTATAGTCCGTAAGACCTATTTCGAACAAATCTTTCTCTACTACGGGGATGTCTGTGTTCTCGCCCGGTGGTGACTGAGTCACGTCTACTGAGTCTTGAGCCGTGCCCTCAAGCAAAGCTACCTGCTCCGATGTAGGTAAAATAGTGCGAGGATCAAACGGGTCATTCCCGCCAGGGGTCGTGCTCGTAGCATACGCCGCCTGCGCCGTGCCAGGAATAGCAAAGTCCGCGCTCTCAAGTGCCGTAGTTCCACCACCCGTCGTGTCTGTAATCTCAGTCAACGCACCGCCAAGATCGTCGTAGCCGCCTACATCCGATGCGACACTCGCAGACGCCGGAGGCAGCAACGCTTCTACGTCACTTGCAGAAAGCGTATTACCCGTTATCAAGTTTAAACTCGCGGTCGCTTCGTCCGCGCCAATTTTCCCCTCTGCAATGTCCGCAGACAAGTCGAGCAACGCATCCGTGGAGTTGTTCGCTCCACCAGATCGCGTAATTGTGTCCGAGCCCGTAATCCCTCCGCTGCCCGTAGGCAGAACAGTATAGCTGAAGTCGTCGCTACCAAGAGCCGTGGCCGCTGCCGCGTTGTTCGCCGCAGTCGTAGCCTCGTCCAGCGCATCTGCGTTCACGCCACCGTACTGTGCAACCTGATCGGCAACAGACAAAG